GTCCTCCTTGTAACCGATGAAACCTCGCATCTGATTCAAGGTAGTAGTGTTGTGGGCTGCCCAGAATTCGATAAGGGCATCCCCCGATTCGTTGGGGTCTGCACCACCGAAAGCACCGCCACCCGAAAGACGAAGATGCGGGCACGGGTATCCGTAATCCACTTCTTCTGTCAACCCGCTGTACCCACCGTGTGCATTACCAATGATGTGAACCTTGGGTACCGCTGTTACGGAGTTACCCCCCTCGCGGATTCTGACCTCAACGGGGGTCGAACCCCCATCAGGAAAGTAGGACCAGACATCAGCAGATGTCATCCGTTGCCGAGTCGCTCCATTGATTATCGTATCCCAATTCACTGCATCCCATTTGAGGTAGTCATTAGTTCCAAGATAAAGTGATCCACCCATGGCTTTGATATCGCCTTCGGCATAGATCACGTTGTCCACTGGTACTTCAGTCGCACTTCCGACGTAAAGCCCGTTCGTAATGGCCAGACCATTTGTGGATAACCGCATCTTCTCAGCGCCACCGAGACTATGGGTAATCTTGGTGATAGTCCCAACATTGGTATCCCGCGTGATGGAAAACGCATCGGCAAAGTTACTCCAGGCATCGTTTTGCGATCCGAACTGGAGAGTCTCAAAACCGCCTATGTCGGAGATGCTAAATTGCCAATTACGTTCCCCAGCTCCAGCCGCTACGCGACTCATTCGAAAAGAGTCGGCCACAGAAAGGGCACCGACAGCCATGGGCCCTAATGAATCAATAGAACCAGCGAGGTAAAGATTCGCGTAGCGGTTATTGGGCGTGCCTAAATCAACCGTGTTGGTGGTCCCCGGCGACTGGGAGACCGCACCCCAGATGTGGCTTGCTGAACCGATGGCCAAGGTCAACACGTTGCCGGTGCGGTTGTAGGTCAGGTGATCATCGGTGTCGAACTGCCAACGCTTGTTGGTGCCTCCGTCCAGAAAAAAGTTCGCGTCCCCTAGCGCGAGGCGGTCTTCGGTCGGGGCAGCATCAAAACCGAGGTTCATCCCGCCGATATCTCGCGCCCACCAGCGTCGGAGCCCGCGCCCCTTGATGTCCTCCAGGCACTGGCGGGTGGCCGCCGAGAACTCCTGGAAGTCGGTGACCCCGTAGGTCTTGCGATCGGCATTGCGATCGTTTGCGCCCCCACCCCCGTCAGTTGACCAGCCGGAAGCGTAGCTGCCGTCTACTGGTCCCTCGAAGTAGAAGTCCCGCATGTCGACGATGGCCATGTCCGCGCGATTGACAGTGCCAACCTGGAGCCATTCATCCCCTGGGCTCGTTGCCTCCACCCGCAGCGACCAGTTGGCCTGGTAGCGGGTGGCGATGGTCTCGGTGTACTCCGAACCCAACCCCGAAGCGTTCCAGAAAATGCGCGGCTGGAAGTTGCCCTCTACCTCCTCGAATCGGACGTAGACCCCGTAGACCCCGCTCGCGTAAGTGTTGATGTCGACGATCTTGGTCGCGTCGCCCTCGGTGGTGAGCAGCCCGTAGTAGGTCGCCCCCGATCGGGCCTCGGCGAGCAACCCCCGGCCCTTGGCCACCTGTACCTGGGTGCCAGTCGGGCTGGTGATAGCGAACCCCGAGAGCACCCACTTTCGCTCGCGGGTGGGCGAACAGATGAGCTGGGAGAGCAGCTGGCGGTGGACGGCAAGCGTCTGGTCCCCGAGCGAAAACTGAAAATCAGCCAGATCCATCCGCTCGTTTCCTTCAACTCGTAGCCTGTCAGTAGCCATAAAGCTCGCCTCCTATGAAATATTCGGGCACAACGCCAGCAGCTGTAAGTTGATCCACGAACGGTCTTAACATACCCAAGGGGTCTACGATAAACCACGGGTAATAGGAGTAGGTCGGCGGAGGCCCCTCGGAGTTGACCCGGGTGATGCAACTCTGTGCGGTTAGCATCTGTGCGGCGTGTTCGTCGATCGCCGAAATTTCCATGACCAGATCGTTTGCCCAGAGCGGCTCGCGCAGGGTCAACACCGTTCCAGAAAAACTCCCCGCCCCACTCTGCTCGAACGGGAGCCCCGACTCATCAACAAAATTCGGGAGCAGCCCCCAGGTCAACCCGACTTCGGTCGTGAACGTAGCCGCGGATACCTGGCAGGTACGCGAGCGCTTTGTTCCAGAAAAAGTCTCGGTGGCGTAGTCGGCCCCGGTGTCCGGGTTGAAGAGCTGGGTGATTAAGTAGGTGCCGTCCTTGCCGCTGTGCGATCCAGAAATCACGATGCTCTTACCCAGGTCGTCTGGGTAGACGAAAGATCCCCGGCCATCTGTCCAAGGGATGGTGATCTGGGTCGGAGCGCCTGAGCTGGTCTGGGCGTCTGCGCGCTCAATCCCGCGTAGGGTCACCTCGGTCGGACTCACGTAGGTCGCGATTCTCCAGCGCCCATTGTTACTCCCGCCCTGGGCGTTGGCCGCAGCCGATCCGTAGGTACGCAGCGGCTTGCCCACGTCGGTGGCCAGAAAGGTGTGGGTCGTCCCGCCGATGTCGAGCTGCACGGGGTTGGCCGTGAGCACCTCGCCGTCTACCCCTCGGCCGCTCCAGTAGTCGGTCGGGGTCTGGATGCTCGCCCGCAGCTGCTTCACCCAGAGCGCCATTCCAGAATTGGGGGCACCGCGGATGCCCAATTCGACCCGGTGGTCGGTATTCGGGGCCCCGGAGAAGGCGGAGTAGGCCACCCGAGAGATGGACTGCCCATTGAGGTACAGCTCTACCCAGGCTCCAGTCTTTTTCAACTCTACGGTATAATAGGTGTTTCTGGATAGAGTCACGGTCGTGCCCAGGAACCCGCCGCCAGAGGTAGCGAACAGCCCGAAGGCAAGGTCGCTCCCGAGCCCGGCGCTGATCCGGAAGGCGCCGTCGGACACCGCGAGCGAGGCCTGCTCCAGCTCCCCGGCCTTCAGGGTGGCCGCCGTAGGGATGGACAGGAGCAGAGCCACCACCCAGTCCGACTCTGCCGTGAGGCGCGCTCCCTGGGTGTCGAGCATGCGGTAGTAGACCGTCCCAGCGCTTCCCGCAGTCAGCTTGGTCTGGCCGTTCTCCACCGCAACCGAAGCTCCCTCGCTGAGCGCCCCTGCGTAGGTGAAGGCGCTGGCCGGGGTGATCCCCGGGTAATAGGGGTAGACCACATCGCTTGGCCGCACCGTGCGGAAGTCGAAGACTTCTTGCAGCGGCTTGAGCTGTACCCCATAAACAAAAAGTGGAGTAGCTGATAGGTCCAATGTCTCGGCCGTACCCCGTAGCGCATCCCAGTACAGTTCGGTCAACCAGGCCTTTCCGGATCCCTTCTGCGCCGAGTGGGTGAGCGCATCTCCAGTGAGTCGGACGAACACCTGGCAGGGGTATCGGATGAGATCCTCGTAGACCTCGAAGTTGCCTGCGCCGGCCATACCCGTGAGCGCCAACTCCAGGCCCAGCATTGAGCCCTTTGGGTTGTAGGCTACCCCGCGGATGACCTCCCGGTAGACATCATCCTCGGTGAAAACGGGATGGCGGATGAGCCCGAAGTTTCGACCGATGACGTTCAGATCTTCGCCGTCGGCGTAATTGATCAGCATCGCGCGGCGGAGCTGCTCCATGAAACTGCGTTCACGGCTGATGTCAGTGACCTCGGCTTCGACATGGTGGATCATCGCCGCCCCGGCAGTCGACTCTCCCGCGCGGATGTGCTGGATGCCCGTGAACGAGGTAGCGGTCTTTCCAGTATAGGTGTAAGGCACCCCTTCTACCGCGCAGCGCCCAACGGCTGGCCAGCCCTCGGTGGTCTCGACCACGAACGTCGTTGCCCCTTCCAGAATTGGGGTGAGGAGCCGGGTAGAAACCAGCCCGGCCATCTCGGTGCAGGCCTCCCCGATAGCGCCGGTGAGCGCCTCGATGAGCCCTTGGTCTTGCGGATGAGCGGCATCAGAGCCGGTGGGCGAATAACCGATGAACTCGTAGGTGCAATGGGCCGGGTCGATGGGCCCGCCGGCTAAGTCAGTCACCCCCGAAACCACCACCTCGTAAAGAGCCTCTGGGGTCTGCTGGTTGGTGCGCACCACGTACTGGTGCAACACCACGTTGAACAGGTAAACCCCGGAGATGATCAGCCCGTCGATTTCATAATTGTCGCCATCATCGGCCCCGAGCACGGGCTCAGAGAATTGCACCAGGACCCGGAAGAGCCCCGTCGACCGCGCGTCGGTCACCTGTGGCATCTCTCCCAGGCCGATGAACTCGAACTCCCGGGCAGTCGGGTCTATCGTGCGCAAATCGAAGGACTGGGCGGTCGCGACAATCACCGCGTCGTAGGTTTCCCCGGCAGTCCCTTCCCCGTCTAGCTGGATATCGATGATGGTCGGGCTGGCTTGCACCAGCGTGACCAAGGTCGCAGAGACTCCGTGGGCGAGCGTCTCGAAGGTCCAGTTAGAAGCCTTGAGCACGTCGGTCGAGTCGTCTTCTCCCAGCCGCATCAATTGGTCGAAGGTCGCCTGCACCTTGTCTTTGGCCGTCGCTTCGACCAGTACGAGTTTTGCCCGATCTGGATCCAGAACTGTCGCGCTGCCGGTCACCGCTTCCGAGTAGTCGTGATAAATGTTGGAGGAGAACACCGAGTAGTAATAGAGCTGGCGATCTAGATCGTCGTCGAGAAATCCCGTCCCCGTTCCTTGGTAGGCCAAATCTCCGCTACTGGGGGAAGAGGGGTACGCAGTGATCGAGCGGCGCACGATCACTTCCAGAAAATCACTGGATACCGGGTTGGCCCAAGAGAGTGAAACCTGGCGATATGCGGGACCAGCGATTACTGATAAGTCGGTGACCGACAAGAAATAGAGGCCTGGCTCCAGCAAAGCCAGGTTGCGCATATCCTCGACCCCACTCCCACCGAGTGAAGCCAGCGTAGGCGCCAGCACTTCGTCATAGTGGACCGGGTAACCGGTGTGGTAGAGGAAGCGTACCTCTTCAGCCGTCCAGGAACGGTTGGCGGCAGCGATCTCGTCATACTTGCCATTGCTTTGATGGAGTCTTTGGTTCGTCCCAAAATAGTCCCAGCAGGCCCCTCCAATTAACAGAGGGATCGTGCTGGTTTTCATACCTCCGATACTGCCAGTATTCGAGCTAGCCAGGTACCCGTTTTTGTAAACCCTGAGTGTGGTGATTCCTGAATCAGGATCATAGTCTACGGTAATCGCCCAGTGAACCCAGGACCCATTTGTCACCGGCGCTGTTACCGCAATATTGCCGGTAGCTCCCCAGTAGGTGAAACTGATCGGGGTTCCTGTTCCCGCAGTTTGAGAAACCCAGAGACGGCACTGTGCGTGCATCACCGAACCATCCCAGCTCCCTAGTGTCAAATGAGTCTGAAACGGGGTAACACTGTTGAGGTTGGCCCAGTAGGACAGGGAAAAGCTCTGGGCGTCGGCGAGTAGTTGGCCAAGGTTCAGTGCCTGGCAGGTACCGATCGCATCTTGTGGGTCCCCGTTGCCATCAAAAGCGATGCAGTTTCGGAGTGCACCGGAGACCGTGCTTATCGCCTTTTCGGCAGTTCCGTTGTTGCTCCCGTGACTGTCGGTGACGTTACCTTCTAACTTGTAGTAGGCGATCAGGCTGGAGAGGAGCGCGGCATTTGCCTGAATGGTGGAGGCCATCGATCAGCTTCTCCTCTTAATGTAAACCCCAGAGCCCATTCCGACGTGCTTTTCGTGTTGCGGATGCGTAGAGCGGATAACCGCATTCACGTCGGGATCGGTTTTCAGCAGCGCTTGCTGCAATCCTGAGTTGACCAACCAGGGGGCCTCGTCCGCGCACTTTCTTCCGATCTGGAACAAATCAGATACATCTCGGGCGTGGTCGGTCGGGTGATCGATCCGGTAGTAGTCTTCCCCAGACAGAAGAATCCCATCGGCGGTAAGACTTGAAAACGCATCGGCACCATTCAGCACCAGGTCTGAGGCCAGAACTTCGTTGTATCGTAGCGGGTAACCTGAGTGATTGAGGTCCAGCAGCTCCGAATAGTTCAGCGCCCTGCTGTGCACAGTAACCTCATCCACCTTTCCGTCCAAGAACCGTAAGCGCCCAGTAGGGAGCGGTGCTTGTGCTTGCGCGCCTAGGAGCATTGGGACTGAAGCCCCCGTTGCGATAGCTCCACCGTACGCATGTGTTTTGAAATACACCACGCGGTCAACCCAGAGTTGCAGTAGGGCCGTCGAGCTGTTGTAGACGATAGCCACATGGTGCCAATTGGTATCTACCGTGCCCTCTTCCAGCCAGTCTCCTCCGGTAGTGTAGCAGCCACAGTTCCATTTCCCATTGGCGATCATCAACCACCACCCCTCATTTAGCGGGGTGTCTTCGCTTCGGTGGCAGGCGATAACGCGAGATCCGGTCGTGGTGTCGAGCTTCACCCAAGCTGCGCAAGTGATGCTAGCTGGGTTCAGCAATGCGCTGGTGCCCAAGCTGATGCACTGGGAGGTGCCATTCAAGTCCACGCAGCTGCGCAGCAACCCGGACGGGTAAGTGGGAGTCCCTTCGGCGGTGCCATTAAGCGCGTTGGTATGGGCGTCGTTGGCGTTGCCGTCGAGTTTGTAGTAGGCAACCAAGTTGGTTGGCAACGTAGGGTGGGTGATTATGTCCATCGCTTAGCGCCTCCCGGCTAGGGTTTTTCTGGAAAACGCTCCTAGTCGGTCTCGGGCCCCATGGCAACCCACATTGCACTGTCCGAGCAGTAAAACAATCGGAAGGTCTGGTAGCTTCCTTGGAACATCACCTTGATGATGTCCTCGTTGAGTGCGTTCCAGACATTGGAGACATACCGCACGTCGCGGACGTACCCAGGCCTTCGGTTGATGTCGCTCCCCATATAGCGGTAATCGGTAGCGCCATTTAGGCTAGACTCTCGCAGGCACATTGGGATCAGAAACTGTGACCCGGTAAAGGCCTCGGGATATGCGTTTGGCCCAGTAATCCGATCCGCCAAATTTTCCAGGCTGTAATCGCTATACGCGAAATCCGCCTGCCATGGTTTGACCACTCCGTTCGGCTGGAAGTTGAGGTTGGAAGTGCATCGCCAACGAATTCGGTGAACCGGGTTATACGGCATGGTGAAGACCCGGTCGTTTCGCACTTGGTGCCAGACGCACGCGCTTCCATTTCCACCGAATTGCACCCAGGTCTCAGCGGCGGGCCCGGCCGTGGGGCCTACGTGGCAACGAATGCACTCCCCGATGAGCGCTCCAGCCAAATAGCTGTAGCAGGTGCCAGTGAAAAGGGTAAGCACGTTGGTGCCCAAGTCCACGTTGGTAACCAGCACGTATTCAAATGGTGCTTCGTCCCCGTCCAGATTCGGCCAACTATTGCTGCCGCCTCCTCCAGGAGCACCCATGTACGGGTTGGATACCTGGTTGCGGTTGTTGTGCCAATCAGTGCCCGGCGTTCCAGAAAGCAACATGTACCGGCCGCCCTTTGTAAAGAGCGCAGCGTCAGCCACTTTGATCTGGGTCGCGCCGGCAGCAATGGCACCATCATTGGTCGCAGCAGCCGTGGTGTACACCGTGTTTCCGTACGGCTGGAATAGCCCGATGTAGTTCACGATGTAGTTGTTGTTTCCCATCATCACGACAACCGACACCCCATCTTTGGATCCGTAGAACCAGCAATCCTTGGGGCTGGCAATGAAGTCATAGCGCAGGCAAGGGCAGCGCTGGTACGCGGCACCGCCGACCGTCTGATGGCGGCTCCCTTGCGGGTGCATGGCCGGAGAAATGATGGAGACGTGCTGCACGCCCGGCGCGGTGTAGAAGGGGCTGTACGCTGAAAGCCGGAGCTTGCCCGTGGCCTCACAGGTCTGGGTCGTGATGAAGCGCATCCGTCCGTCAGCGACTTTTACCAAGGTGCAATTGTCGATCTTGTAATCGTCATAGGTGGTGTGCAGGTCCGTGGAGTCCGTCGTGATGTCAGTGGCGCAAGTGGTCGTACCAATCGACCAACCAACCGTACCAGTGCTCGACATGAGGGGGTTGACCAGATCTCTCACGCCGGCGATAGTCAGCGCTGGAGCGCAGTTGGTTATGCGCAGTGCTACATCCCCAGCATCGTGGGCTACTGCAGTGGTCCCGTACATCCCGCGCACGCAAGAGGTCAGCGTGGCACCAGCTATGCCGACTTGGATCAACTCATCGGCAATCTGGATCATGTCCCCGTTGAGTAGGTTCGGGATAGCGTTAACCAGTGGGATCACGGTATCCGTGGATAGGATACCGGCAAACACGTACGCCAGGTCACCATGCCAGCGCCGGGTGTTTCCGGTGCTCCAGGTGCCGATGTGCAATGGGATGTTTTGGTTGCCGTCTTCCCCGTTGGATTTCAGGAACCAACCCAGGATAAAGGCATGCTTGTCTTCCTGGGCGGTGCGGGCAGTAAGATCCTTGGTCGGGCTGTTTGGGTCATGGATCCAGCCGCAATCGGTGACCAGGAAATCCGCGAGTTTTTTGCAAAAGTCCGCGGTGGAATTGCACAGAACATGCTTACCTTTGAAGGCCATGGCTCACTCCTCTCCGAGCGCGTTGACCTGGGCGGTCGCGGCAGCGATCAGATCGTGAAGGAATTCTCCCTCGGCGTTTTCAACGTAAACCGCCTTGGCCAGTGCGGTAAAATCGAGCGGGACGGCGAGTTGCGCGGAACCCCGCGAGGTCTCCACGAAGACATTGGCGTGGGTAGGCGCTGGAGCGCCTGCCACTACCCGCGGAAAGCTGATGCTGAAAGAGTGAATGTCGATTGCCATGGTCGAGCCCTTTCCAGAAAATCTAGTTCGATTTTTCTAACCAAGTATCCCGTGCTCCGGTCAAATAATGCAACGGCAAAACGCGCCGGATGGCGTAGGTCTGATCGTGGAACAGCCGCGGGTAGACATTGACTATCTCGACCAGCGCGTCTTGTTCCATTGTCTCCAGATCGGTGACCACCACTGAGTAGGGCAAGCCCACTTCATCGCTCGGGTAAAGATAGGGAGAATACGCGCGCAAGATCCCTGCCGTGAACGGGTACAGCACAGTTCCCTGTCCCGGCACCCCGCTGTAGAACTTCGGATCAATCGACATCATCGTATTGCCGATTTGTGCGCGGTAGCGATGCCCGTGTACGAAGGTTCCAGAAATCTTGACCAGTACCCCACCGCCGCCGGAGAGACTCAGGGGAGAGAATGAACTGAGTGAAAGCGCCATCGCCGCCTCCTAGCTGATGACGATGTTTTCGTCAGTGGTCCGTGCGATTTGATCGTCGAGCAAAATTACATCCGCTGCCGGAGCCACCAGGTTCACGTTGTACACCCCAGCCGTGTTCATGATCCGCTGGATGAGCTGAGCACGTAACATGTCTCCGGATATGCCCAGCGTGTTGACGTAATCGCGGATCGAAGTTTTTATGCTGGCCCGCACCTCATCGTGATTGTACCCCTCAAGAACGGTGATGGACGCGTTGATTGACTGGATGAGCACTTGCGGGGTGTCGACGATGACCAGCACACCCGCGGCGCGGTACCCGGGGTAGTGCGCGCGATCGTTTACATCCCCATCGACGATCTTCTGGGCGAGCGCGATCAGCCCGGTGTACCGCGTGTAGTTGGCAGTCAGGATCTCCCCCGCGACCAGCGCCGGGGCGAAGACGATCTGTCCAGACGCGGGGTTCAGCCAGAAATCTACCCCACGATCCAGCATCCCTCGATCAGAGCTTTCCAGCGTGAACGCTTCCGAATCTTTGACCGCTGGGTAGTCCAGATAGAGTCGCGTCTCCCCGCCCACCGCCGATCCGGCTGGAGGACCGGCGAGCCCTTCGGTCACGATTTCGTCGACCACCTCTGCAGTCGATTCCGCCGCCCCAGTACCGTCGTCGATGAAGAGGGTGACGAAGCCCGGGTTGACGATGTCTTCGACCGCCTTTGTGAACAGGATAGTGGCCCCCGTGTCCTCGTTTATGGCGCCACGGACCGCGTCTTCAATTGATTCGATGGTCGAGCGCCCCAATGAGGCGAGGAAGCGCTTGATCCGGTTACGGAAACTATCGTCGCTCTCCTTATCCGTGCCCCAGGCAAAGGCGGTCGGGTTGGTGACGCTATCGGTTCCCGCCGGCCGCGAAGCAAAACGGATGACCGTGTTGGCCGCGGCGTTTCCAGAAACCCCCGGGAGCACCGCCTGGGCGGCAATCTGTCCCGAATCCTTTCCCACCCCGTGGCCAGAGATCTGCTCGGGGCTGGTGGGTGTGATAGAGCCGGCGACCGTGGTGATGAACTCGGTGCCGGCCGAGGTGCGCACTTTGGTACCCGAGGGGATGACCACTGTGCCCGTGGTTGTATTTCTGGAAAAGACCAGCAGCCCAGTCGCCTTGGCTGCCGGGTTTCTGGAAATAAGCGCTGGCTGGATCTCGGCCGCTCGCTCGTCCAGGTCGTCCCCGGTCGCGGTATCGATGGAGAAGATCTGGCGCAGCAGGTACATCTGGTAGCTGATTTCGTCGAGCTGGCGAGCCGTGGCTGCCAGCACGTGCTTGATCACAGACGTGTCCGAGATGTCCGAGAGCTTGGTCCGAGTGACTACTTTCGAAATCATCTGAGCCAAGAACTGCTCATACCGCTTGGTCGTGAAAACCGGCATCGCGCTCCTCCTACATCGCAGCCTTGACCGTGAAAGACTCGGCCGAGCCCCGCACCGAGACGGTCAAGTCGGTCTCGAAAATATCGCCTTCGATGATGAACTCCACATTTTCTACCCCAATAATTCGCGGGTCGGCGCACACCGCTTCCACCACTCGAAACCGCGCCATCTCGATATCGACGGTGGAAAGGCCCAGACCCACCACCCGCTGCAAGCCGACGTTCTTGTACAGCGTATCAGTCCCTCGGTCGGTTACCAAGCGCTGTAGAACGGCCTGGGCGATGTTGGCTTTCCCCTCGACGAGCTTGGCGTCTACGGAACCCCCGTTGATGTCGATGGCGATGTCGTAGCGCGCGTTGCGCTCCCCGGTGTACCCCGTGGATACCTCCAGGGCGAAATCTACCCCCAGCAAGTGGTTTTCGGCTGGCTCTTCGAGCTTGACCCCGGCGATTGGAAGTACCGGCAGATCGAGTACCGAGACCTGGTTGCTAGGGATGAGAATCTTCGACCCAATACCAACTGACTGGGGGAAGGGTTTGGCGTCGACTCCGCTGGTCGTTCCAGAAATACGACTGCCGACCAACGGCATCGAGGCATGGGCGTTGACGAACGGGGGCTGAAGGCCGTTCATGACGGCGATGTACTGCCACTTGCGCGCGTCGCCCAGGTATTGAGCCGCAAGTGACATGAGCGTGTCGCCCTGGCCGATAACGACCTGGATAGCGGAGCGGAACTTGAAGACCTCCCCGCCGATGACCAACTCCCCGTCTATCGCCAACTCCTCGCCCGGGGTGAGCTTGCTTCCCCAGTTGCGCAGGGCGGAGAAGGTCGAAGGTGCCGTGCTCGCGCGAGCCTCCTTGCGCCGGTCTGCGCTCACCCGCCGGCGAGTCTCTTGGAAATCACGGATGTCAGCCATGACCGTGTTGTTTCCCCGCTCCCATCTTTCTGGAGCAGTGCCCAAACGCTCCAGGCCGTCTTTCACCTGGCGGATCTTCTGCCGGGCAATTTCTGGAAAGTCCAAGGTCGCTTCTGTCGCGTCGCTGAGTTCCTGGGCCGAGTTTTCGATCTCCAGGGCGTTTTCTAGCATATCGATGGTAGTTTCCAGAAAAGCGTAAGGGGCCTGGACGAGCGCAGTGATACCGTCCAGAAAATCATCGACCGCCCCCAAGATGGCGTTGACCGAGTCCAAGATGGCGTTGATGTTCTGCACGAACAGCCGCACTTCGTTGACCATCGCGGTCAGATCGGCGACCGCACCTCTGACCCAATCAGCAGCCGTCTTGGCCCAGGCTAGCCAGTCTTTCATCTTGTCGAAGATCGATTGATCTTCGCTGAAGTCGGCGTTAGCGTTTTTAGCCGGGCCCACCGCAAGCAGCTCGATGTCGTAGCGGTAGAGCAACGGTTCTCCGGAAGAGCGCGTCAGATCGAATCGCTGCGGGATGACCTCCCAGTCCTCCTGGTCTTTGGGGTTGTGAAAGAAGAGCTTGGTCTCGGCCGCAGTCTCGGGGTTTCGCTTCAAGTCTCCGTAGGTCCTGAAAACAGAATCCTGAAGGTACTGGAAGTGCCGTTGCCCAGACAGTGCCCCGACCCAGAAGGGCTGCAGAGCGCGCGAATAGTTTCGCTCTGTCTCCGTTAGCGAAGGGACTACCGCCTTCTTCAACGGCAGCGTCCGGGGTTTCCAGCCAGTGTGCCCCGCGAGCCGGATGGTGCGGACGATGATTCCGTTCTCCTCGACGTAGACCCCGCCTCCTTGGGTCTGGGTGATCTCCACCGCGAAGGGTTCGGACATCGAGTAGTTCTGGGGCGGGATGACCAGTGGGAAGAGAAAGCGCGAGTTGCCCAGAGTCGCAGCGATTTTCCCCGGCACCTGCAACTCGAAGTAGTAGATGAGCCGCTTGTAGAAGAAGTCATCTTTGTTCTGCTTCTGCCGGAGTACTTCTTTGAAGTGGGCGATGGCCCCGCCCGGAGCGTTGGGGATGTTGTCAGCCAGGGCCATCCGCGCACCTCCTCAGTGCCTACCGACTCCCGGCACCGCCGTGGATTAATAGCGCCGGAAGTCGGTAGCATTGTCGGGATCGCGGATGGCTATCAAAAGACCAAGGCCACCCCAGTATACTGCGTGATCCCGTGTTGTAAAGAGCATAGTTGCCATTTCAATCCTAACCATCAGGAAATAATAACTTATTTGACTCTATCCCGCTATCCCAGGACGGAGCCCCCACTGGAATCGTCGGCGTGGTAGTCGGCCCGCTCATAGAGTCGGTGTGAATGTGCAAGTCAGCCGCATCGAGCTTAGCTTTCAATGAATTGTAAAGAGTCTTCAAGTGGTTAGCTATAGCCGCCTTCACCGCTCCGTCACCCAGGGTGAGCTTGGCGGTCGCCGCCTTGCCTTCCACCTTCAACTCAGGATCTTCTTCCAGAGTCACTTCTAACCCCGTTTTCTGGAAAGCTAACCTAGCTAATTCAGAAGGATTTTCCGGGTCAGCCATGTCGTAGATGACCACCTGGAGCTTGGCCTCCTTGGGCAGGTTGAGCGTCTGGTTTCCCTTATCCGCATCGGTCGGGTAGAGTGTCTCTTTCCCGTCTTCCTCCAGCTTCCCGTCCCCAGCCCGGCGGGTATCAACCAGAAAGTTCCCCAAGCCGTCAACTCCCCAGTGCACTCCGTTGTGCCTCCGCAAGTCCGGGTTCCCGTCAACGAGCTTGAGCCCCATCCGCACCCCTAGCTCACCCTCGGCCCGCCCTAAGTCCAGAACTGGGTGAGGAAGTCCCCCCAAAATGACCGGCATTTCTAAAGAGTCGTTCAAAAACCCGACGATAACGTGATCCCCATCCATGTAGGCTGGATCGGAAGTCGGGCAGATCCCTTGATGCAGATCAACTCGGGCAGCTCGGGGCATCCAGATCCTGCCCCCGTGGATCCCCGCTCCCCCCTCCTGCATGACCAGTACGTTGGTCATCCCTACCCAGCGTTGCCCAGGGATAGATGGGAAGAGGAGGACATCACAATAGATTCCGACTGGAGTGACTGCCTTATTTCCGGGCTGTAAATGCCCTTCAGGGCCATAGGGATGGTGGGCATCGTCTAAGGCATAGGTGGCGGTCACCACCCCCCGCAGAAGCAGCCCGTTTGTGCGGAGCGACCCGATCTGTCGCTTCGGGACGCTGCTTTGTAACAACGTCCCGGCGCGGGTGCGGGCAGGCTTGTAGGTGTCTTCGGTACCCATCGTTACCTCATTGCCACTTGAGCCAGGAAACGTCAGTCAATAGCTTCGGCTCCGCGTAGCGATCTGACATTTGCTTGAGCGCCTCTTTCATCGAGCGATCCGACCCTACCCACCCGCGAGTTACCCCCAATGCGGTCCGGGTTCCCTGGCCGAAAGACCAATTGTGCCCGACCGACTCCACGTAGTAGGTCTCCTGGTCGACTTCGCCGTGCTCCCCGGGAATGCGCAACTTGCAGCCGATCTTTATGTCCGGGCGTCCTATCCCCAGATTGAGGGACCCAGATAGAAAATATGGATTCAGGCAATGCCAATCTCTTGCAATTCTCCGCTGCTGTTCGCAGAGTTTCGAGAAATCGAGCTGGTCAGGGCTCATCGCGGATTGCACGTCAAAGCGCCGTAGCCCGTGCCGGTGCAGCGACTGGAAGTCCACCAACGGCGTGAGGATGTTGAGCGAATTCTGGCCGAAGGCCTCTTGGTGGAGCTGGCTCGCGACGAAAAAGGCGTTGAAGCGTTCCAGGCCCGAACGGCCCACGTTGTCGTTGACGATCTGCTGACGGGGCACCACGAATTGCGGCACCGAATCCCAGCTGATCGGCCAAGCGTCGATTTTCGGATCGACCACTGGAAAGGGTCGATCGCGCACGACCACGGTCATGTACACGTCTTCCGGGGCGAACGAAGTACCCGACTGCAGCCGCCCATCGAATGGCCCACCACCAGGCAACATGTCCGCGTAGAATTCAACAAACGGGGGATCTGCGTGCTGCTGCGCTGTGGCCCAGAGAGTGTTATTCGGGTCCATGAAACTCGGGTTGAAGCTCTTCCGGGCAGGCGCGTTGTAGTAGTGGTTATCGTTGAACGTGACCCACTTTAGAAAAGAACCGCCCCCGTTGGGCATACCGGATGGCATCTCCCAATTGACCCCCGCAGTCACGCTCACTTTCTCCAGGAAGTTCCAGAGAAAAGCCCGCACCGCATCAGGTGGCGTCCCACGCAGGTTGGGGATGGCCTCAAAGATCATTGTCGCCCAGGCGTCGGATATCATATCCCGATCGCCACAAGGGGAGAACCATACCGGAGTGGTCTCCCAGATCTTCGCGAAGTCCCGACCGGTAAGGGTGTAGCTCTTGACCGTCGCCCCAGAGCCCCCGACCGAGCGGTTGCGCCGGATCTCATCAACCAGTCCGCGCATCACATGCCAGGGCTGGGCGTGACGGTAGAAGACGATGTCGATCCAGTCGTCGTCGCAGATGTGCTGGAAGAGATTCGCCGCAGCGAGCGAAGGCTTGATGTCGACGGTGAAAGACCCGCTCGCTGCCCCGAGCATTTTTTGGGTCGAGACCGAGACCAGGGAAGGGTGCTTGGCGTCGGCGCGTTTTCCAGAAAATGGGTACTTCCCCATTCCTTCTGGAAGCATGATCAGCGGGTCGTCGCCGTGCGAGTAGAGGATGACCTCGGCCCAGCTCGTCTCGCTCCCCTGGAACCCGGTCTTGTAGACGTTGGCCATGTCAGTTTAGCCCTGCAGCCTTTTTGAGCACATCCCAGACATCGCCGAAGGACACGTCCTTGTTGTTGGTCACTTTCTCCATTGCCGCACCAAAGACTTGGAATTGCTTGGTTAATTTCACTAGCGGTCCCGCGTCCCCAGCGAGGTTCGAAAAAGATTTCACCAGGTCAGCCGCGGCTTTGTCCATGGAGTTGACCACATTGATCATATTCTCGCCGGCGGCGATTTGCTGGTTCTGAATAGCTGCTTGGGCCTTAAGCTCCCCGGGTACCGCACCCTTGGCTGCCCCGATGAGCCCCTTGGTGGTCACGATCTTAGCGCGCCCTTCCCCTTCGGCCCGCCTGGCGGCTTCGGAGTCGGCGTACTTCTGCTCTTCGGGGGTGAGCTTACCGCCGGTGAGCTGCTTCTCCAGTAGCCCGATTTCTTTCTGGCCCATCTGGATGCCCATCTGCTTGCCCAGCACGCTGCGCAGGAAGAACCGCCCGGTCGCCCCACCGCCACCCATTTCCATGATCGAGCGCATGACATCGGACATACCTTTGTCGGCACCAATGCCCCCCACCCCGCCTTTCTTCAGCTTCCCGCCCATCTCCTCCATCTGGATCACGGCTTTCTCGTACTCAGCCGCCCCGCCTGTTCCCGTGTAGCCGCCCATCTTGTTGAGCAGCATCATATCGAGTCCGCCTTGCGGGCCCCGGGCGCCGATGCCCTGCATGTAGCTGGCGGCTCCGCTGGCTATCTTGGCCGCGCGAGTTCCAGAAATTCCCGCCTGAGAGAAGGTGGTGGCCATCTCCTTGATGGCGTCGGGGGCGATAGGGATGCCGGTCGTCTCCCACTGCTTGATCCCTTCGGCCATCGACTGCATGTAATCGACCATCTCGCTACCTTCCAGCCCGAGCTTGAGCCCGTCATTGATCGCCCGGGTCATCATCTGGTCAGCCTGCCCCGGGCCACCGGAGATGCCGCCCCGACGCCCGGCCTGGAGAAAGGCGCCAGAGGTATCGCCCCCGATCCCGAAAAGCGTCTTTGCCGCAAAGCCAGTCTTGAGCATCCCCTGATTCATCATCTCGCGCCCTGAGCCCCCACCACTACGGAGGATTTCGGTCATCGCCTGGAGGGATTGGTCCTTGGCCATGCCGAACTGCACGCCCTCGCGCTGAGCGGCATAAACCGGATCATTCATGCGCCGACGCGCGCCAGCGATAGTCCTTTGTCGGGCTATGCTAGCTTGCTTCTCGGACGAAATATTGTCAGCCGCACGCATCCCCTGCCAGTTACTTTGCTGCTGGCTAGAAAATTGAGTGAACTCTTTTTCGTCGATGAACTGTCTAGCTTTCTGGGCCCAGGCATATTTTTCGTACCCGCGGGGGATACGAGTCGCGTACCCCCCGCCATCAGGGCTAGCGCGGAAGGCGCGTTCAGCAGCTTCCGGGTTCTTGGCGTTAAAGCGCTGGCGCATTCCCGGAATCATTTTCTGGAATTCTGCATCCGAGTAGATCGATGCGTTCTGCGAACGAGACCGCGCGACTTCTGACTGGTATCGAGACCCCGCGGCCCCCCGCGCCACGGCCATCTCCAGCCCACCGCCAACGTAAGGCATCGCTTCGAGCTGTTGTCGGCGCCACTCCATCGCCCGGCCGGCGTAACCTACGGCGGTCCCCATCATCCCGCCGAGGATCCCGCCCCCAGGCAGCGCGCTGGCCATCTGGGCTAGGCCTTGGGCGCCCTGGAAGGGAGCTTGGGCAACGGCACCGCCGAAAGCCGCCGTACGCTGAAGCGCCCCGCGCGCTACCGCTCCGGTTGCCTGCCCGGCCGCCTGGCGCAGGAACCCTGGGCCACGCTGCAAGAACAGCGGGGCTACTCCGGGGGCAGCGGTCTGGGCGAATCCCTGGGTAAAGGCCCACTTAGCCTGTTGCTCTGCCTGGTGGCGCTTCTGGTCCTCGCGCTCCTGGGCCTGGCTCGTGGATTGCTTACGCTTCTCCTCGGTCTTGGCGAGCTGCTCCTCTGCGCGATTCAGCTCCCTGGCTGCACGAGCTTCCGCAGAGTAGGCCTTTTCCAGATTTTTGACCGCGCCTTCCAGATCCTCTGATTGGCCTTGGGTCTGCTTCAGGCTCTCGGAAAGCGCCTTGTAGGCGACTGAGGATTTGTCTTTGATCCCGGCCATCGCCGTGAAAAGCGTAGCTTGGGTCTTGGCTAGCTTAACGATTTGCCCATCGAGCCCGACGATTTTCGACTGAGCTTCATCGTAGCTCTTTGCCTGATCCTTCATTCCTTTGAGCGCTGACTCGCTGACCTTGAGGATTTTCTGGAGTGCTTCATCGAAGCCCTGGGCTTCGGCGGTAATAACTACTCCGGTGCGGATATCACCTGCCATCGCTTAGGCCTCCAAGTCGGGCACGCGCCCTTCTTCCAGATCCCGCTCCCACTGATCGACTAGCTCGTCTCCGGTTTCCACTGGATCACCGAGCGCGGTCAACACCCCGCGCAATTGCCGGCTCAGTTCCTGCTGCTCCTTGATCGGCTGGTCCTCATCTCCCAGTGCAGCGATGAGATCGCGCTTTCGTACCAGCAGATCCTCGATCATCTCCTGATTCAACTCGGCCACGCTCTGCTCCAGAAACAACGTGTGGTTGGGGGGCAGTTTGTACTTGCTGCTCCACCAGCGCTTGAGCGAAGCAAGCCCGGACTCAACCTCCCGTTCCGCTCGCCGACGAACCCTTCGTATATCCGAGAAAGGTCGATTCGTGCGAGACCACCTCCATGTAGATCTCTTGCAGCAAGCGCACGTCGTCGAGGGCGAGCAAATCCTCAGCCCACTTGGGTCGCGACACCAGGCTGAAAGAGAGATGCGATACCATCAGATTGATCTCGGCGGTGAGCGCGTCCAGATTCGACGGCGAGATCCCTGCAGCCAGGTTCGAACGCATGATGCCCATCAGTTGCCGGTCGCGGATGTTCAGCACCCGGTTGGTGAACTTCCCCGCCCAGACCTTGCCGCGCCCGCTCTTCCAGCGAAAATCGAAAGTGTGCTCGCGCTGAGAACGAGGACCCTCCGCTTCGTTTTCTGGAACGCCATCGGCTATCCCCTCGATTTTACTGCTGATGGCTTTCTTCAGATCGTCGATTTCTTCTGGAATCAGGGGTTGAAGGTGTTCCGGCCTGGTCAATCGCTCGAAGGCCTCTGAGGTAATCCCGATCTTGTCAGTCAATCCAGACATTGCTCGCTCTCCTTATTGGGTCTGGGTCGAGAATACGAGATGCCGTGGAGGAGGGCAATATCTCAAAAAGAAAGGGCCCCCGGGTGCGGGGGGGATACATCCGGGGCCCTGTTCCCGCTCAAGCTAATTGCCTGAGCATCCTATCAGGTCAGTTCGCTCTCGTCCTTGGTGCGGATGGCGACGAATTCGATGTCTTCCCCGACAATCCCGCGGGCGTCCACCGTCCAGTTATGGCTGGCGATCTTCACCTGGTCGAGGTAGGTGATGATCTTGCCCGTTTTGGTGTCCTCGATCTGGGCCTCAAGAACGCCGGTGTCGAGTATGTTGGACAGGTGGTCATCGGTGCTCTTGCCGGTGGCCGGAAACCAGCGCTGCGTCTTGAGCGTCTCGCCGACAATCCGGAATTTTGAGGCGGAAAACCGTACCCGGTAGGCCACTGGCACGTGCTCTTCCACCTCGATGTTGTCGAGCACTTCGACGGGCTGGTACTCGATCTCCTCGGTGATGGCTACGTTTCGCGCGTAGCCCACCTTGACGCCTCCGATCGAGAATCGCGCCCGCGCGCCAGTGAAAAGATTTCCCTTGGCAGCCATGGATCACTCCTTATGCCGTCTGGCGGATCGTCACCAGATGGATCGTATTTTTGACGAAGTTGACCGGGATGATCGGAGCCATCTCCACCTCGACATCGAGCACATCTGCAGCCATTTCGATGCCCAAGCTCTTCCAGGCCACCAGCACGATAGAGTCGACCAGCAACCCCAGCGTGCCGAGAGCGACTCCCTTGGCCGCGTTGATGGTACCGGCGAAACCGCGTTTCCCCACAGCCATCTCCATGTTTGTACGGAAGGAGAACGCTGCAAAGTTCACCGCCGCGTTGACCGAGCCTTCGATGTAGGCCAGGTTGTTCGAACTGAGGTGGGTGGTCACGTTGCGGACGAAGCGTCGGCCTACGCCCTCGACGTTTTCCAGAAAACAGAGTCCGCCCTGGATCATCTCCTCGGCGTCATCGACCGGGTTCCAATCGGTGTCCTGCCGCAACGCGAGCACGTTGGCGTACTTGAAGGTGAGCGAAGTCCCCGGAGGCGCCCCAGCCTGCATGCCCGCGGCAATCGCTGCCGTGAAGAACGGCAGGAACTCTGCCCGCTCTCCCGCGGTGTTGTACCGCTCGATGGACTGGGGGAAGGCGCGGATGTGGCGAGTGTTCAGGTCCACCGCCTGCTCCTTGGCCTCGTCCTTGGTCGGGACGTCGTCGAGCGCGGTGTTGAGCAACCCAACGAAGCCATCCCGCTCGCTCCGGCCGATGCCACACATGTACGCGCAGTGCGCGTCAACCGCGGCATGGACCGCCGGATCTCCGGTCAACACTACGACCGAATTGACCCGCACCTTCTTCAGCAGGTTCAGCGCTGCCTGCCAGTGCGAGAAGCTTGTGGTGCCTTCACTGCCACCAGCAAGGAAGGTCGCGGTGGTGGTGTTCGACGGTAACCCGCCCTTGGCCCCCGAAGCCTTCGCCGCAGTGATGTACTGCGAGTTGGAGTTGATCCAGTCGATGCACGTCCAGAGATTGGCGTAGAAGGGGGGATCGGCCGGGGAAAGGCAACTCTGCGGACCCTGGGCTCCGGTGGTCACATCCAAATTCTGGGGGGAGAAAGTGGTCTTCGACGTCACCATCGTGAAGACGAATCCAGCGCTGGAGGCGTAGCGGCTGTTGTAGTAGTCGGCGCATTTCTGGAGCGTCGATTGCACCGTCACCGAGGTGCGCCCGGCGTTGGCCGAGAAAGTGATGGTCTGGGCTGCTTCCACCTCGCCCATGGCCAGGTACTGCAGCTCGGAGAAATTCGCCGTTCCGGCCACCCCGGTGGTCCCGGTCAGGGTGATCTTCTCCAGCTGTACCGCCCCCGAAGCCGCGAGCCCAACGAGCAGCAGCCGCTTGGTGCTCGCTCCGCTGGAGACCGAAGTCACTGGCAAGTTGCCCACGTAGCCAGCAGCGAACTTGGCCAGGCCCTTGACCGGGTTGGCACCGGCGGCGATGGTCAACAGCGTCGTGCCCCCGGTGTGCTTGGTCATGGTTCCCGTACCCACGAGGGTGCCGGTAACGCGAGCCCCAAGCACTTTTGAGAAAGTCTGCGTGCCCGCCACCAGCGTGGTGCCGTTGAGCGTGAGGCTCTCGCTCACCGCTGCCGCGGAAGCATCCAAGCCATAGACGATGAGCGAGAGTCCAACGTCCGAGGCGCTGGAGGAGACCACGTCGACCAGACCATTGACATCGAGCTGGCTGGTGATGTCCCCGTCGAGACCGAGTTGGGCGCGGGTGGCCTTGGCCACGATCGCTCCGCTCGACTCCACTTCAGCGGTCATCGCGTCCCAACCGTTGGTCGGCTTGACATACTTGAGCTTGAAGAACGTGTCTCCGCCCACGTCATCGCCGGCCTCCACCTGATCCTCGAAGGTGATGGTGATGAGCTTGCCCTGCACCGTGCCATCGTCGATGGCGACGTTGATCTGGCTGGTGAAGGCGCCGTAGTCGACTGACGTGAGCACGAGCGCGCTCCCGTAGCTGTTGCCCAGTGCA